TCCTGTCCTAGGTTTAGCATCCCGGGAGGTTGACCCATAAGGCCTCTTGCGTAAGGATTTGCAGCCGCTGCTTGTGCCTGTGCCTGTTGTGCCGCTCTTGCAGCCTCGAGGCTCGGAGGTACAGCTAAGGCAGGCATCCCCGTCATCGGCATGGCAGGATTACGACTCATGGGAGGAAATGGCATCTGCGGTGCGATAGGCCTTGGGCCCATTCCACCGAGGCCCATTCCTGCGGGAAGTCGGCCCATAGCCGCTGCCTGTGCCCGTGCTTGTGCCTGTGCTATTTCTTGTGCCCGTGCTTGTTCCCGAGCTTGAGTTCGGGCTTGTGCCTGTGCTATTTCCTGCGGCCGCGCTTGAGCCCGTGCTTGAGAGATTGCTTGTGCCAGCATTTGCTGCGCAGTAGGCCTACGTTGAGGGCCGAATGTTGCCATGATAATCCTTCCTTAATTTCCAAAGAGGCCGGCGCGTTTCGCCCCAGCGGCCGTTGCCACTGCGCCTAGCCCGATGCCGACTGCCTGTTGGAACGGACTTGCAGAGGGCTGACTCATGGCCTGTGTAGACATCTGCGTGGACGGTGCGCCGCGATAGATGTCGGACAGGAACGCCGCCTGCTGGTACGGTGCGTAAACCGTCTGAAGTTGGTTGGCCCGTGCCGCATCGAGAACCTGCTGCTGACGCGCCTGCTCGGCCTGACCGACGTTGTACAGGAAGTTGACGTCGCCCTGGTACATCGCCTGAGCCGTCTGGCCCAAAGCGCCCTGCTGCACGCCAAGCTGTCCAAGCTGTCCGGCAAGCTGCCCGAGGCCCGCTGCCTGCTGCTGGCCAATCCCAAACTGTTGCCCCGCCAATTGCCCAATGCCCATGCCGAGGTTCTGGAACTGACCTGCTTGCTGGCCGTAGATGCCCGCAATGCCCTGCGCCGCCTGCTGCCGAGCCCCCGCCTGTTGCAGCATAAGGTTGGCGATGTTCTGATTGATTGCTGCCTCTTGTCCTGCCAGTGCGCCTTGCTGCGATGCAAGGTTGCCGTACTGCTGCGCGGCCTGCATAAACTGTCCAGCAGCCTGTTGGCCCAGCCCAGCCTGCTGCACGCCCAACTGACCAAGGCCCTGGCCTGCTGCAACTTGCTGCGATGCAAGATTGCCGTAGAGGCCCGCCGCCCCCTGACCAAGTTGCGCCTGCTGCGCTGCCTGCTGGCCTACCGTCTGGCCGATGTTGGCAAGCTGCCCCGCCGCTGCTTGGCCAAGCTGTGCGCCTTGCGTGGCGAATTGACCCAACTGCGCTCCACCTTGCAGCCCAAGTTGCGCCTGCTGCATTGCGGTCTGCGCGGCCTGCTGGCCAAGAGCCCCCTGCGCTTGCGCTTGTTGACCATACAAGCTGCCAATGCCTGACAAAAGCTGAGATTGCTGCGCGGCTTGCTGCTGTTGCGTTTGTTGCAGTTGCGCCATCTGCATTGCAGTCTGCGCATCGAACCCAGCCGCTTGGAACTGCTGTGCAGCAGCCTGCAAGCCAAGCTGGCCTTGTTGACCTGCCAACTGGCCCGTGAGCCCTGCTTGTTGAGCCTGGAGCTGTGCCGCCTGCTGGCCCAGCCCTGCTTGTTGTGCGGCAACGTTTATCGCCCCTTGTCCCGCTTGTTGTGTAAGCCCTGCGGCCTGTAATCCGAGCCCTGCCTGTTGCCCTGCCGCGCCGATAGCCGTTTGCCCTGCTGCCTGCTGCATACCAGCGGCTTGTTGCTGTAATGCCGCTTGCTGTGCCGCAGCACTGAGCGCTCCCTGTCCTGCTGTTTGAGTAAAGCCTGCTGCTTGCATTCCAAGACCAGCTTGTTGTGCCGCAGTCTGAGTTTGCAATTGCGCGGCCTGTGCAAGTTGTTGTGCGGCTTGTTGGCCAAGCCCCGCTTGTTGCGCTGCAATACTTGCCTGCAACCCGGCCTGCGTGCCAAGAGCCTGTGCGCCTTGCTGTTGCAAAGCTGCTTGCTGCGCCGCAGCAGCAGTTTGTGCGGCTCCCGCTTGACCAAGCTGTTGCGCGGCGCTCTGCCCAAGACCAGCTTGTTGCGATGCAATAGAGGCTTGCTGCGTACCGAGCTGGCCAATGCCCTGAGCAGCAGCCATTTGGCGCTGTTGCTGTTGCTCGAAGGTCGCCATCGCATTGGCTTGCGCTTGGCTGTAGCCTTGGTTCAAGAGATTGGCAATCGTGTTTGCTTTTTGTTCAAGCAAGCCGCGTTCAAGTTCGGCGCGTTGCACGCCTTCTCGAATCCCACCAAAGGCTCCTGACCGTACCGCTTGAGCAGCTAGGTTTTGTTGTGCAATCTGGCCTTGCCGTTCGATCTGGCGCATCGCCTGATCGATGACCTGCTGCTGATACGGGTTCATGAAACCCTGCGTTTCCGCAGGATTAAAGCGTTGCGCCGCGCCTCCAAGTTGCCCAAGACCCTGTTGAAGGGCTTGCTGGGCAGCGGCAAACCCTGGCTGTTGTGCAGCCTGTGCGGCTTGCTGGGCAGCGGCGAACTGAGCCCCGACGCCTTGCTGAAGACCGGGTTGGAAAGCAGCGGCTTGCGCGGCCCGCGCGGCTTCCATGCCCGTGGCCTGTGCACGTTGAAAGCCCGGCTGCGCAGCGGCAAGCTGGGCTCGTTGAGCAGCGGTCAGGGCAGTTTGAACGCCTTGTTCAAACCCAGGCTGCTGTGAGGCCAGCGCTGCTTGTTGTGCTCCACCAAACAACGCCCCAATGCCTTGTTCAAACCCCGGCTGTTGCGCTGCTTGACGCGCTGCCTCAGCCCCTTGAAATGCCGCACTGACCCCAGTGTCAAACCCCGGCTGTCTGACTGCTCGAGCTCCTTGGGCCGCGCCTCCGTATAAAGTTTGAACGCCTTGCTGAAAGCCCGGTTGCCCCGCAGCCTGTTCTGCCATTTGAACAGCACGCTGCCCTTGCAAGCCCGCCAACCCAAACCCCGGCTGTTGCGCGGCCATCGCGGCCATGTCAGCCGCTGTTTGCCCAGTTGCCGTTGCGCCTAACAGGCGTTGCTGCGCTGCGGTAAAGTCAGAGGGCGCTGCAAGGCCAGCAGCTTGAGTTGCTGCACCCAACAACGCGCCTTGTTGCGCGAATCCCGGCTGCCGTGCAGCAAGCGCAGCCATCCGTGCAGCCTGCCCCGCCTGCCCAAGCCCCGCATAGGTGGCCGTTTCTGCGGCACCAAACTGTGGCTGCGCTGCTTCAGTTGCCGCCGCCGCACGGCCCAAGAGGGCTTGAGAGCCACCAAAATCAGCGCCTCCTGCGAGCGCCGCCATCTGCTGCGCTTGCGTAAGACCACCGAGGCCTTGCCCAATCGCCGCAGTCGCGGGGGCAAGATTGGCTTGGCTGGAAGCGGCTGCCATGTTCTGGGCCGTGGCCAGTGAGCCCAGGCCCGTGCCGATGTCTTGAAAAGCGCCGCCGAACCGGCCTGTGGTGTCCGAAGCTGCCGCACGCTGCGCTGCAACATCCAAATAACCGGGCACATATTGGCCGGTCGTAGGATCGGTATAGCCGGTGGCCGCTTGCAACTGCCCAAGGCCCGAGGTGATGCCGGCTGCTGCACCACCCGCTTGCTGTATCGCGCGTTGGGCGTCGGTGAACTGCGCACGGGTGTCGGCCCCGCGCAGGACGTCGGCCGCCTCTCCGGTGGTCGTAAACGCGCCGCCAAGCGCTTGATTGGCGGCGGTCAAGTAAGGATTGAAAGCTCCAATGCCCGTGTTATAGGCCGCTTGGATGGCGGCCGTTTGCCCGGGTTGGAAACCTGCAACTTGATACTGCGGCAGTTGCTGTGACAGAGGCGTTCTATCTACATTGAACGCTAGGTTCTGAGCTTCTTGTAAAAGCTTTAGCTTATACGCCTCAATTTCTGGGGCTTCTCGGACAATCTGTTGGGTAGTAGTGTCAGCCATTTATTTCCCCTTGACCTGTCCGCCCTCGAGCATCTTCATGAGCTTGTACATTCGTGCCGCGCCTTTCCGTCGACTGCCCCCACCTGCATTCCGAACCGCTTTAGCCGTAAAGACAAACTCGCCATCCGACAACATTGCTGGGATCGAATCGGAGGTACCAGTGCCCGGGCCGTTGATCGGACCTGTTTTACGGGGAAACTCTTCCATCCGCATCTCGCCGCCCTTGGCACGGCCTTGAGGTTGACCATAAATGAGCGGGATGCCGTAGAGACCGGCGACGTTATAGGGCTGGGCGATGCCCCCGGAGGCCTGTGTGATCCCGGTGGGCAGGACCACCGGAATGCCTCCAACAGGAGCCCTTGCATACTCAGGCGTTTGCATCGAGGGAGGAGGAGGCATGATGGGATTGTCCAAGCCCCCACGGAACATCTCTGGATTTTCGCGCATGTAATCCAACCCCGTGCGCTGCCTGTCAAACAGCGGGTTAGGATTAGACGGAGTACTCTTCATTGCTCCGCTGGCGGCTGCCACAGCAGTTCCCGCCAAGGCCAAAGGCGCATACCTACGAAGAAGCCCTGCATCAGCAGGCAATCCAGGTCGATTGGGTGACAGGTATTCACCGTAGATATCCTTGGCCCCCTGTATCGCGCGGTCGATGATCCCAGGCTGTCCGCCCCCCGTAGCAGCGGACATAGCCGCGCGGGGTGTCAAGCTGTAGTTTGATGTAGCACCTGCTCCACCCGCTGCCCGCGACAGATCGGCCGCCGTAAAGGTTGGAGGCGCGATCCCCATGCTGGGGGCCATAGCCTCCGGAGCAAGACTGTAGTTGGTAGTCGGAGCTGCGCCGCCTGCGGCAGCACCGAAGTCCTGCGCTCCAAACGAGGGTGCTTGGAAGCCTTGCGTCGATCCCGGCACAAGGCCCTGACCGCCGCCCATGCCAGACGAAGGCATGCGTGCAAGAAGATCGGCAGCAGTCCCTGTTCCTCCTGTTGTGCCTACGGCTCCTGGAGCCGCGACCGCTTGTGCAAGAGGACTTTGCGATGTAGGGGCTGGAGCAGCCCCAGGGAGTTCCCCAGTGCCGATCGCAGCCTCTTGAGAAGGTGAAATCTTGTTTATTTCGCTTAAATTCGGGCTGACTGCTTGTAATCCTCCCGATACAAGCCCTGACAGAGCGCCCATTCTGAGCGCTTCTGCCGGCTTCATGCCCAGGGCTAGGCCTGCCCCCGCGCCCAGTGCACCAGTAGTCAGCCCTGTGTTCAATGCCGATCCGGCTGCGCCGGGCAAAAACTCTCCTACAGCTTTCAATGGACTGCCGAGACCGCCAAAATCGCCGCCGCCTCCGATGTAGCCCATGGCCCCCGAAATTAACGCCTCTTTGAGCGTGCCGCCGCCTGCCAAAGTTACTGCGCCTGCTGACAGCGCCGCCGTCCCGGCGGTTCCAAGCGTCATGCCAATGGCCGTTGGCCCGAGGACCGTGGCCAGTGCGATGGTGCCCAAGATCCGACCAACAGGAGACTTGAGCACTTCTTTAACGCCATTGACGACGCCCTTTACGACGTTGCCAATAGCTCTAAAGGCCTTTTTCAGAAAGAACTCAGGCAGCCCCGTCTCAGGATTGATCGTCCCAGAACCTCCCATGCGCTTGAGCATCGTCGCCTCTTCAGGCGTGATGTGAGCCAGCATGGTGTCGCCGTTGCGGCCTTTGGAGGCAAGATACTGGGCCATGTCGGCCAGACCGCCCTGGGCCATGGCCAGTGGCGCGGGTTCCGCGACCGGCGGACCCTGCTCCATGACGGCAGCAGCACCTTCGGTCTGCATCATCCGCAGCTCGTTCAAAGCAACGAGGATCGCGCCGATGAAGGTCGGATCGTATTCTTCGGGCATGTCGCCCTCGTCTACGATCCCCTGGCTGACGAGTTGCTGGACCAGTTGTCGGTACTGGTCAGGGCGCTGCGACATGTACTCAAACATCTCAACCACCACGCCCAATTCGGCGGGGGTGAGCTGGAGTTCTGACAAGTTCTGACGGACGGATTCTTTGAGCGCGGCAAGCGCTTGAGGGTCGACCATGCTCGCAGCCGTAGAGGCTGCGTCATAAGAATCGGCGCTGGAAACCGTCATCGGGCTCTGAGCGCCGCCGTCTTGCATGGCACTTGCCCCGGGCAACGCCATGATGCCTTCATTTTCCATGACAATCCTTTCCGTGACAGGCTGATAGCCCTGTAGAGGGCCGCGCGCCGGGAAAGGACGCGAATTGCCCCCTATTATGACTGTTCACTCTAGGTCCTGTCCATCTCTAGGTACGATAGGTAAAAATGCACCCCGGCAATGCTCGAGGTGACCTTTAAGGTGTCACCTGCCTCTAGCACACAGGGGATGCCACTGAACACATCAAAAGTCGTGTTCACTGTCAAAGATCGATCCTTTTGCAGGTAATAGGTGGTCCCTGTGCCTGTGTGGGTCACCGTGATGGCCGCAACGCCTGAGCCTACGTTGGTCACCCGCAAAGACCGCACGACTGCCGAGTTGGCTGCTGGAACCTCATACAGATCCGTAGCGGTGGCCGCAGACGGGATGAGGACCTTACGGAAATATTTGTTGGCCATCAGTGTCTCACTGCGTCAAATCATAAAAAGAGAGCGACCCCACGGCATCGCCCGTGGTCGCGCCAGAGACAGTGCGAATAGCCACCGTGTAGATGTCGCTCGTACCAGAAATCGAGGCGCCCAATTGCAAATCAAAGTTGTATGCGCTGGGTAGCGAGGTGTTGGACACCCCGGAAGAGCCCGATGCCGTAACGTAGTCGGTCTGAACGATGGAGCCGCCGGTTGTAGCACTGGCTGATACGTCGTACTCCACATTTGAATCGGTAGGCACGGCAGTCCATGAGGCCCCCGTCAAAGTCGGGTTCTTGACTAACGCCACTTCGTAGTTTTGGCTGGTGGTCGGCAGCACTTGAACACGATTCGGCAACACAACTGCTCCAGTTCGACCTGAAGCGAGACGAATTGAAACCAACGGTAAAAAGGTATTGCCGATCGTCCCTAGAACAGAGGTTCGTCGCGCCACATGATCAATCGACGTTTGCTCAAACCCGCCCTCAGAAACTACCGAGCAGCAAATTGACTTCATTGACGCCGCAACTGCCGCCGTAGCGGATACGATTTCATATCGCACCGGCAAAATGGCTGTGGTCATGTAGACCGAACTACCATAACTGTTGGCGGTATTGAAGGTGTGGCAAACAATGTACTGGCCGTCGATGATGAATCCGCAGCGAACAGAACCCACCCCTAGCCACTCAAAGTCCATCCACAAAATCTGAGGTTTAGTCAGATCCAACGTCAGACCACTGGCCCCTGTTCCATTCAACTTGTCGCCGTTCCAATCCGCTTGGTTCGCGAACCGCGCATCAGACGCCGTGCCGGAGGTGTAGGTGCGCATGACAAACGACAGCGTGGAGCCGTTCTTCTTGAAAAATACGCCGTTTTGAGCATTGAAGTACCCCACCTGCTGCGTGAGATTGGCGCTAGTACTGCTATCCATAACAAAGGTAGCAAGAACTAACAAACCTTTGCCCGGCTGATAAGGGAACGAGCGGTACGACTGACGGATCACGGACCCAACCCCAGCGCCTGTAACTTCCATCTTGACGGCAGCTTCATTGGACAAAAATGTCGTGCTCCCCGTGCCGGTTGTCGATACATCAAACTGATTGTCGGCTGCGTAGCGGTTCTGGCTATCAAACAGGGTATAGGGCTGACTAGTCCTCAGCCTTCCAAACGCATCTACGTTAGTCCCGCCAATTGAGATGGGTACTGCCAAGCCGGTTGTGTCCATGAAACCTCCGCCATCTCCGTACCAAGCGTATGCCGAGTCCTTGTCTTCAGTGACGATCGGAGAATAGGTGTTATTGAGCTGAAAGATGACCTGCTCAAGCGAACGCACCAGTTGGTTGAACTGCTCCGGGCTGTACGCCTGCGTGGCTGCGTTGGGCAGACGAACGTTATTGATTTTGCTCATCGTAGGCCATCAGGCTGCACATCGACACGCATCGTGCCAAAGCGCCAATTCGTGTCGATATCCGTGCTCTCAATGCGAAGCTGGATCTGCCTTCCACGAGCTCGCGTATCTACCTTTTGAGTGGTCGGGTCTATGACATATGGATCCAAAGAACTGGGCGTCGCGCTGGCCTGCGGGAACGGCCTCAACAAAAGGCGCACGGTCAAATTGCCCTGCTGGTTCTTGAAGTCCGGAATGAAGCGACTCATGAAGAGCATGTTGTCGCCGTCACCAATGTCAAAGTAGCCCGAGTAAATGTAGGCAGAGATCGGATTGCCGTCGCCGTTTACGCCATCTTCTTGGTTGAACAAGACACACCGACCCGGCGTGAGGCCGTAGATCGTGGTCAACGGAGCGGCCGTACTGTCTGGGTCGTACTTTGACGCCAGAGGCTTTTCAAATGCGCCAACGTCCGTCCATGCCGTCCGATCCATCGTGCCCACGGACCAGACGTTCTCAAGGTAGTTGTAGGTCACAAAACGGTCGATGTAATCGCTCGTAAACGAGCAATAAAACCACGTAACCTCGTTGAACTGCGTGTTGATGCCCGCAAAGATCTTCTGTCCTTGAACGATGTTAAGGTCCTTGAACACATAGTCTTGTACCGTGCAAGGGAGCTTTTTAACCGTGCCGTCAAAGACAAAGAAAGCGTCCTTGCTCATCCAATACGCGACGCCATTGACGTCCACTGCCGCATGCGGGCCAAGACAGCCACAGTTCGCGCCGAGCTGTTGAAATCCAAACGTATAAGGCGGTCCAAGGTACTGTTGGCCGTGCAACGCAGTATCTGTCCAGATTAGGATTTGACCCCGTGATCGCACCGCAGTGATAATTTCATTTCCGTCCGTGAGCCGTTGTCCGCCGGCCGTGTTCGTCGCGGTGGCAACAAATTCGTTGATGTCCTCTTGCGCAGAAAAGCGCACGAGCAACGGATCAAGCGACGTCGGATCACCGAGCGTGGACTCCGTGCCAAAGCAGACCAAATGCCTGTCTGGCGTCGAAATCAAAGCAAAGCGACTGCGCGTTGGAGCACCTGCAATGGCGGTGGCTCGAACAGCCAAGCCCGAAGTGGGGTTCCACTGGTAGATTCCTCCATCTACGTTCTGGAGGATCAAAAGGCTTCCGTAGTTATCGAACTGCCAGACTTGAGATAGCAATTGCAAACTGGCAGATGGCGGACGCGGTGTTCCCCAAGACGATAATCCCCACGTCCCAATGCCCCAGCCATAGTCAATAAAGCTTTTGTCCGAACCTACGTTGATCTGATAAGCAGCGTTAGCCGAGCCTGCCGCCGTGGCAGTGCCCGTTGCCTGAACAGGGGAGACGATTCGGTACTTGTTGGCGTTGATGACCTCAAGCACCTCAAATTCGTTGTTCAAACTGGCGTTTGGTATCCCGCCAGGATCGCCTGAAGCGCTCGAAAATGTAACAAAATCGCCTTTGATCGCTCCATGCGCGGTGTCATTGACAAACACCGTAGTCGAGCCGTTCGTCGTATCAAAGGTGACCGTCCCGGTAGCGCGGATCGGAGTAATGTCCCCCCAGTTGCCTCCGTAGTAGGCATACACCTTTCGATTGGTGCCCAAAACGGCATACGGAGCACCGTTCAACGCCAGCCACGTGAACAGCCCCGTCGCCGCCCCAACAAAGTACACCTCGGAGTTGTCGAACTTCGTCCAGCCGCCCATCTTCTCCGGCAGCCCATAACGAAAACGAACGTAATCGCTGTCGACCCAGCCCCCTTCCGCCCCGTATTCGGTATTCTGCTTGTCTACCCCGGGCTTCAAAAACAATCGCAGCAACGCCATCGTCGTTCCTTACTTCACCGGACCGCCTACAAGCCATGCATCACACGTCCGATCAGCGGCACACTTGAAGTCAAAGAGTTCACAGTAACCAAGGTTCGCGGACCGCGAGACATCCTCCGCGTAGCTCTCCTCCGCAGGCTCTTCCCCGCGAATGCCATCATTGATGCACTTCAGCATGGCAGGCGTTTGGATGAACGCGCTACAGTTGCCACAGAGCGCTTTTTTCGCCTCACGGACCGTGGTGTCCCACATCGCAGCCTTCTTGTCCCAAAACGCCCTGGACTCAGACTCCGGGTTCAACGGACCATAGCCGTACTCTTTGATGGCGTGGTTCCGATTTTTAAGGTTGACGTGGATGTCTACCGTGGCAATCGGACAGGCCTTCATCGGCCGTTGGGCCGCGTTCCGGAGCTCTTCGGCAATGCGCCGCTTCTGTACGGTAGCCATGCTACTTCTTCCGCGCCGCCCGCATGTTGTCTACGAGGTTCGGATAAGGACGCCCCGCTGCCTTGGCCATCTTCTTGGCGGCCGCCTTCTTGGCAGGGGTCAAGGCCTTGGGCTTACCGAGCCCTTTTGGCCTACTCTTTTCCCAAACGGGCTTGGCTTTCATGGAAAATTCCTTACATCGTAGCCCCGGCAGCGGCCGGGACCGTGGTGATCTGGATGGCTACAGACCGTTTGAGGTTGAGCGGTTTTCCACAATCGGAACAGGCATCTGCCTCAAGCTCTGCCTGATCGAGATCATAGCCGCAATGGCCACAAACGGCCTCGATTTCATGAGCGGGCTCGATGCTGCCATCGGCCAAAAGGCGGGAAGGTAGGGAAAGGCGCATGGGATCACTCCATTAAGTACAAGGCTCGTTCATCTTCCCGACGCACGGTTAGCCCTGGCAGCACTTTACCGGCTGCCTTGTTCCACTTCAAGAACTCATTGGCTGCTCCTGCGTAATCGCCTCGATTGTGCTTCTGACGCAGGGTAGAGTTTTGAAGGTTGCCTAGTCCAAGGTTGAAAGCGAAGCTAACGAGTGCCAGATGGCGACTGCTAAGAGGCTCCACAGTACATAGTCGGAGTACCCCCGGAAGAAACCGCTGAAGATCTTCTTGAAGTAGCGCATCAACCTCTTCCTCCGTTATTTTTCGATCCCAACCGGCCGGTATAGGGAGGTCCAGTCGTTGATCAAACGGAACGCGCAGGTGAGAAGGATCGATGACGTGACCGACACCGATAGTCCACAAACGAGCAGGGCAGCGATAGGGGTAATAGCGAACTCCTTCGTGATGCCTGAGCATGGAAAGAAGTTTTTTCACTTCTTGCTAAACGCCTGAGAGCCAAACCAAAACGAGATGACCGACGCCCAGATGATCTGTGTGTCCGCGTCCCACAGCTTGGAGATCACCACATCAAAAGGCGTTCCCAGGTGCCACGCGTAAGCCGCACCAAAGGCGTTGATGAAGCAAAGCAGGCCAAACATGCCATAGGTGATCGCAGGACGGACCATGGCCCGAGCGTTGATAACCCAGCGGCTTGCACCTTCGCCAATCGCAATGTCGTGCGCGTAGAGCGCCTGTTTTTCTTGAAGGGCAATCTGCTGCGTGGAGACATCCGCTTGGATCTGGAGCTGATGCGTGTGGATCTCTTCGACCCTGGCCTGAGCCTCAAACCCAGCCCTGCGCATCTCCAGCTCTCGCTGGATCTGCATGTGCGCCAAGGCAAGCTCATGCTTCTTGTCGGCCCGGTCTTGGAAGAACTCTAGGAACTTTGGCAATCCTCCGGCCAAGAACGAGAGCAGTGTGGTCAGCAAGGTAATCATCGGCACTCCCTATTTTTGCGTTGTGATGATGTCTTCGCCCTTGGTCACCGTCACCCTGCCTTCAGTGACATCAACCTTCATAGACGGCTCTTTACGGTCCAGTCGGTCTAGCTTATCAATCAGGCTCTTGATCACCTCAAACTCGGGCTTCTCCTGCTTAGGATTGGCCCCGGCGATTCCGTTCAACATGGAGATCAAAGCCGTCAAAGCAGCACCGAGCAGTCCCATCACCGCCGCAATCTTCTCGTTCTCGAGGACGATAGACGCCCCAACTCCGATCACAACAATCAGGGTGATATAGAACAGACCTTGCTTGCCGATCGCCTTGCCGGCCACATCCTTAGCCGACGAATGCGCCTCGAGGCGGTTTAGTTCCGCCTCCGCCTGCGCCTTGAGCATCCGTATTTCGTTACGCATGATCACATTGGCATGAACACTAAGAACAATCCGCCTGTTGTAACCACAGGGGCCGGAGCAACATCAAAGTACCACCCAAGCGATCCATTATTTGTTGAATTAGTCCCCGCATACCA